ATGACGATCAACAATGTTGCAATCTACTTAAGAAAATCCCGTGCGGAAGACGGCTTAACAGATGCTGAATCTTTAGAGAATCACCGTAATGTTTTAACTGGAATAGCTGAGAGAAATTCTTGGAAGTATGAAATCTTTGAAGAGATCGGGTCATCTATGAGTATATCAGAAAGACCTCAACTTAAAATATTGCTCGACAGCGTCACTAATAAGTATATCTATGACGCTGTTCTTGTGATGGATGTGGATAGACTCTCAAGAGATAGATATGATTCTTCTTTGATTATGAAAATACTTCGAGATAATGATGTAAAAATAGTAACCGCAGATGGTAAGATAACGAATCTTAGAGACGAAAACGATGCTCTCATGACAGACTTTAAAGATATCTTCTCTAACTATGAGTATAAGCAGATAACTAAGCGAATGATACGAGGGAAGGAAGCTTCCGCACGTAAAGGGCGGTGGTCATCAGGGAGAGTCCCTTTAGGTTATGTATACAATAAAGACACAGGCATGTTAGATATCGACGAAGATAAAGCACCTATAATTCGTGAGATATTTCACATGTATGCTAACGGAACAGGCACTCACTTCATTTCATTAGAGATGAACAAAAGAGGTTACCGAGGTGCAATGGGTAAGCCCTTTGGAGGTAAATCTATCCGAGATATCATAACAAACGAGATTTACTTAGGGAATGCTACTTTAAGGAAATTCATAAAGGCCGGAAATACTTATAAGTTGCGTCCTGAAGAGGAGCATATCCGTCACGAGGGAATCTACCCAGCTATCGTCGAAAAGGAACTATTTGAATCCGTGCAGAGAAGATATGAATCTCAGAAAATGAAACCTAATAGGGCCAAAGCAGGGACTCACTCTCTTTCAGGTTTAGTTCGTTGTGGATATTGCGATAAGGTTCACGCTATTCAGACGAGACCTACCAAAGGGAAAGTACTCAAAGGCTGTTCTAAGAGAGACTTAATTACTGGAGTTCTCTGTAAGAATCACGGGATACTTTACGAAAAGGTCATGGAAGATGTCTTCAGGGATTTATATAAGTATTCAGTTACTTTAGACGAGACAATGAAGGGACTTATAGAAGATAAAACAAAGTACCTAAACTCTAAAGATAGAGAGTTGGCAGCATTAGAGTCTCAACTGAAGACTGTCGAGGCCCAACTTAAACGTATTAACTACATGTTTATGAATGATTTACTCTCTGAGGAGGAGCTTGGGGAGATGAAACCTCTAAAAGTGAAGGAAAAAGATCACATACTTAAAAGAATTGCCGAAGTTAAAGAGTTAACTGTAGATGATAAGCTCGAAGAGTATGAGAAAGTGAGTAAAAAACTGAAGAATCTCTTGGATAACAAAGAAGTATTGTCAGATAAAGACTTGAATAGATTACTTTCAAGTGTTATAAATAGAATTGTACTATATAATTACAAAGATAAAGACTTAGAGCCTCGTATAGTTGTTGAATTCAAATAGACTATACATAACTTCTCAAACTTTAGAGGGATCTAGTCAGATTGATTTATTATTGATGAGTAACACCGAGAAATTTCTTGCATGTTTAAATTCTAAAGAGTTTTAAATTTATGTGAAGAGGCTACTTAAGTGTGGTCTCTTTTTTGTTTCAGAGATACTTTAGAGTTTAAATCAGGAAACTATCAAAGTAAAAACTTAACAAAACACTTAACATTTACTTAATGTTAACTTTACAGGGTATTTCAGATGTGTTAAGGTGAACATGTAAGTAAAATACTTGAAAGGGATGAAAATAATGGGAACTAAGAAACCTGTACAGAGCCTCAGGAAGAGTAAGAAGTACGCCATCGGAGCTGAACATGAGACTGGAGGAGGTCGCATAAGAATCCTTGACCGTTTCCTTGAAGACGGTGAAATCATGTTGAGATATATGAATCTAAATACAAGAAAAGATATAATCAATAAAGAAAAGAACGTTAACCGTTTAGTTTATGATTACCAACAGAAAAAGAAAGCGGAGGCTTATGAGGAGATTGTCGTCAATCATAAACCTGAGGTTCTTCTAGAGGGTCCTTCACCAGTTAAAGATCCGAAGGCGTTAGTTGAGCAAGTACAGCCTAAAGAGGAAGAGATAAGCGTCTTAAAAGATGAAATTAATTCTTTAACAGAAATAATCAGTTCATTAAAGGATGAGATAACTTCTTTAAGGGGAGAAGTTGCATCCATCTCAGAAAACTCAGGTGAATTAATCAAGAAACAATTCGCTTTGATTGAGAAACTTGTAGGGAAGTAATCTCAATAGTGAAACTTACTAGGCAGATTTGCTTTTATGTCGGAAAGCCATTTCTGTATGTCAATCGAGGGATTCTGTATGGTGAGGCTGATAAGTGTTAATCAAGAAGTTTTTTTGATACTATCAGGAACTAAATCCATAAGAATCTCTCTTGACAAGTGTTAAGTTTCATGTTAAATTCTCTTTAGAGATTAATCCTTAAAGTATACATTAAAGATTCATCTTACAAATTAGCGTGAATGAAGTGAACGCAAGGTATTAACTTTAAAGATTCTGTCCTCACTTCCGTTCGTACTAATAGCTTGATGTACTCTTAAAAGTATATCCGTTAGTAGTAATATATCTATAGAGATGAATCATAACGGTAAAGAATACTTAAGAGTAAATCTATAAAGTAACAACCTCTCAAAGCCCAACCTCAACGGGCGACCCTCTTTAAAGTTAACCACGCAAGAACCCCTCAATAGAAAGGAAGATTCATTTATGACAACCCCAAAAGTAGACCACACTGAGAAAAGACCCAACGACCCTAAAGAGTACAATGGAGTAGATCTCCGAAAGTTAAAAGAGAAGCACCGAGAGATTTTGAGATTCTTGGTAGCTAGTGAATTTAACTATGAAGCTACGGCTAATAAGTATGACTACCACATTAAGTCGATCTACCGGATTGCAAACTATGAGAAGTCTCGAGCTTATCTGTCATGGCTTTCAAGTGGAGACAGAGAAGGACAGATAGCTTCAGCCCAAGAGGTTCTAGCACGTCTCACAGCCGTTGCACGGGAAGATACGTACGATGAGCATGTAACCCCTTCGGGAAGCAAAGTAGTCAAGAAGGTGGACAACAGAGACGCCTTAAAGGCATTGGAGCTCCTTGGTAAGTCTCACGGATTATTCGTAGAGAAACAGATCACTCAACAAGAGACAACTATTGTAGTAGACATTGAAGGATTAGATGACGACATTGAAGTTTGATAATCTTCACGGGATGCATTTTAAAGCCTCAGACAGCCTCTCAGGGATTCCTTGTGGGGTTTTGGGAGTCTTAGGAGGTTTAATGATTATCTTGATTGTATGCAGGCTCCTAGGGCTTCTGAGACGTTAGGGGATTTTGGAGCCTCTATTGTATAAAAATACTAATTTGTGTATGAAAACATCTTTTGATTATATACTTAATGTTTACTCTCGTGTTATACTATGAGTATCAACTTCCTCCTGAGGATTGCACATTCGTGCTTTCCTTTAAAGCCCTTCAAACCTAAACGCATGGACTGATGAATCAGAATGAGCCAGTCGACAAATTAAGAAGGCGAGGGGCTTTAAAGGGGCTTACGAGTGTCCCACAAAAGAGAACCTTTTTACGAATCCGAGAAGTTTGTAAAAGACCTCAAAGGGGAGCCTAGCCAGCTTCCCACCTCCTGATATTAAAACTACAAGTATTAAAACCTCATAGCATGAAAACTAGGGAGGACACCTCCTAACCTCCCCCTCAAAAGCCCTTGTGATCCCCTCCAAGGCAACACATACTTTTAAGTAATTTCCTCCCTAGTTTTGATTCAATGAAATACCCTCAAAGGAGAATCACTCATGCCAGAAATCAAACTGACAATTAAGAAGAGATTCTTCAATGAGTGTTTCCTACCTTACTTGAAAATACCTGAAAGGCTTCTAGTTCTCTACGGTGGAGCAGGTTCTGGGAAGTCCGTGTTTGGAGTCCAACGAACGGTCGTTAAATGCCTCAAAGAGAAACGGAAGGTTTTAGTCGTTCGTAAGGTAACAAACACTATCCGAGAATCAATCTTCGCAGAGTTCAAGAAAGCTTTATCCTCATTCGGTCTCTACGACCACTGTAAAATCACCGAATCAAACTTCACTATTAAACTTCCAAACGGTTCAGAGTTTATCTTTAAAGGAATGGATGATCCTGAGAAAATCAAATCTATTTCAGGCATTGACGATATCCTAATAGAAGAAGCTACTGAGTTAACCGTTGATGACTACTCGCAGTTAAATCTCCGCTTACGTTCTCGAAAGGGAAACAACCAGATTGTTCTTATGTACAACCCTACAAGTAAATCTAACTGGGTTTACAAGATGTTCCATGAAGGTAAACTTCCAGAGAGCTGTAAAGTAGTTCACACCACTTACAAAGATAATAAATTCTTACCAGACTCTTATATAAAAGCTTTAGAAGACATGATGCATACGAATCCTGTATATTACAAGATTTATGCCCTTGGAGAGTTCGCTACTCTATCAAAGCTTATCTTCACGAATTGGGAGAAATCTTGGTTCGATCCTTATGTTCACTTCAAAGAAGGCCGAAAAGCTCACTTCGGGATGGACTTTGGATTCTCTGAAGATCCTACGACTCTAGTGTCTGTCATTCCAGATATGCAGCGAAAGATTCTTTACATCTTTGATGAGCACTATGAGAAAGGAATGACCAATAAAGACGTCTTCAACATGGTAGTCAATAAAGGTTATATCCGTCAAAGAATCATAGCAGACTCAGCAGATCCTAAGAGTATTGAAGAGCTTAAGAGATTAGGAGTCTCTAAGATTAAACCTTCCCGAAAGGGGAATGATTCAGTTCTCCACGGGATTCAGTTCATACAGCAATTCAAGATGGTCATTCACCCATCATGTACGGCTATCATCGAGGAGCTTGAGAACTACACTTACGAGAAGGATCGTAAGACAAATGAATACATCAATAAACCAATCGATAAGTTTAACCACATTTTAGATGCTTTAAGATATGCCCTTGAAGATGTAATGCCTCGAGGCCGAGTTTCTACTATGGAGAAAACAGCATTGGGAATCTAAACAGAAAGGAGTGAGCCTATGGAAGAAAACAAGACAGGCTTTGTCTTTGATGAGAATGCCTTACATGAAACTGAAAAGGGTGCCGACTTGAGTTCTGACAATAGGATTTTCAACAACCACGTTATGCGTCCAGAATTCTCAGCACCTCGAAAGTATTATCTTGAAAGGTTTGACCTTGATAAGATTGTTGAGTATATCCGTACTTTCTCAGCTCGACAAGGAGAGTACTTAATGCTTGAGAAATACTTCAAAGGTTATCACTACATAAGAAATCGATACTACACAGATCTCTCCAAGCCAAACAACCGCTTAAGTCATAACTTCCCTAAAGTCATTGTCAACACGGCAACGTCTTACTTTACAGGGAATCCTCCTCAGCTTAAATCCACAGACATCCCTACAGTAGATGCAGTCCAAGAAGTTTACAACTACAATGACGCTCATGATATTACTTCAGAGCTTGATAGACTTTCGAACTTGTATGGCCATGCTTTTGAAGTTCACTGGAGAGAGAAAGAAGACGGTAAGACGCTTCATCGCTTCAAGTACATTTCTCCTAAGAATGCTATGATGTTTTACTCTCCAGAGATTGATGAGAAGCCCGTAGCTTTCGTCTCTTGGATTGTCGAAGAAGATGAAATCACTAAAGCGCAGATCTACAAGATTCGAATCTACGATGAAACATACTTCTATGATGTTGATTTCTCCCTCCAGGATAAGGCAACTAATAAGCCTGTTGTCTCGAAGACAGAAGCCCATCTTTTTAAAGGGGTTCCGGCTGTAGAGTTTCTAAACAATGAAGAAAGACGATCTTCCTTTGAAGACGTTATTGACTTAATTGATGCTTACAACAAAGTTGTCTCTGACACGATCAATGACGTCGAGTACTGGGCAGACTCTTACTTGATGCTTAAAGAGATGTCAGGAACCTCCTCGACAGACATCGCCAAGATGAGACGCAACAGAGTTCTCCTTGTAGACGGTAACGGAGGAGATGCTTCCTTCCTTAATAAGCAAACCAACGACAAGCATATTGAGAACATCAAAGATCGCCTCACTCAAGATATTCATAAATTCTCTCAAGTTCCTAACTTACATGATGAGCAGTTTGCTACAAACTTATCAGGCTCAGCTATTAAGTGGAAAATGAAAGACCTCGAAGATAAAACCTCCAACAAGGAAAGAAAATTCCAGAAAAGTTTCCGATTAAGACACAAGTTGATCTTGTCTACTTTAGGGCTACTAGAGAAGGCGAATGATGCAGCCGAGATTCAAGTTGTAATGACTCGAAACATACCAGCTAACATTATTGAGCTTGCAGAGTTAGCAGCTAAGATTCCTCCAGGATTATTCTCTAATGAAACTCTACGAGAGCAATTCCCATTCGCTTACAACGAAGAAATCGAGAAGAAGCGTATCGAAGCTGAGAAGGAGAAACAGCTAGAGTCTGAGATGGGAGCTAACCCCTTCGCAAATCCTCCGAACAATGGAGATAAACCCCCAGAAGGTGGAAACCCTACAGAACCTCCAAAGAATGAACCTCCCAAGGAGTGATAGCCTATGACAACTAAAAAGCAGAAATGGCTGATAAGCGAGCTTGAGAGAGTTCATCTCGCCATTGACGATAACTTAGAGTCTTGGCTGACAAGGGTCGACAAAGGTTATAAGCACGTAGCTGACACGCTAGTCTCAGAGTTTCACACTATGTTCGATGCTTACGAACGTGGTCAAGTCTCTGAGGCGGTGTTTCGTGCAAGGTACAACACTTTAATCTATCAAGTTCAAGCTCGAGCTAATGAGTTAGGCATTGAGTTCTCCGACGGGATGAAAGAAAAACTTAAACAGTTTGATAAGTTCTCCTTCGAAGAACACAACAAGATCCTTGAGAAACTCCTCGGAGAAAAGAATCAATTATCTCCCTTAGTATTCAACTCTTTACCAACTCGTCAGATTGAGCTAGTAAGTGGAATTAAATATGAGAATTACGACTTTCAAAGTTCTATCAATAAAAGCGGAATCCGATTGGGTCAGAAACTCAATGAGGTTCTCCAAGAAGGTTTAGCTAAAGGGTGGGACACTCGTCAGTATGTAAAAGCCATTAAGAAAGCAGCAGAGTTTACTTCTTATGAGGCTAAACGAATTGCAAGGACTGAAACGTCTAGGGTAGCAACTGAATCAGCAAAGCGCTCCTTTAAAGAATATGGAGTCACAAAAGTTCAGTGGCAATCTTCACTAGAGAAAAGGACTTGCACCGTATGCGCCTCATTACACGGGAAGAAATACTCTCCAAGCTATGCTCCACCACTTCCAAGACATCCACATTGCCGTTGCTACTTACTCCCAGTCGAAGTAGACGGTGAAGAAATTTAGGGACTGGGACAAAATCAACTTAGCGAGGACTCAAAAGAGGACTCCGAAAGGGGAAAACAATTATGTCAGAACAAATCAATTTAGATCAAGTCCAAGAGTTTATCCAAAATACACCTGAAGCTTTAGAGGCATTAGCTCCAAACTTCTTCCAACCTGAAAGAGTGCAGACCTTCTTAAGCACTGATGAAGGCTCTAAGCTTATCCAGCCAATCAAAGATAAAGCAGTATCTCAAGGGATTAATACTTGGAAGGCAAACAACCTTCAACGTGAAATCGATGAAGCTCTAGCAAAAGCTAATCCAGATGACACTCCAGAGCAAAAACGTATCAGAGCTATGGAGATGGAGATGCAGAAATTTAAAGATGACGCTATCTTTGCTCAGCAGAAGGCAACAGCGTTAAGTCTAGCTTCTGAGAAGAATCTTCCTACAGGGCTGATTGATCACTTCGTAGGTAAGACGGATACAGAGACTCGAGAGAAGATGAACAAGTATGAGACAGAGTTCAAGAGTGCTGTCCAGTTAGCTGTCGAGGCTAAGCTTGGAGGCGGAACTTACAAGGCTCCTCACAATCAAGATGCTCATAACCAACAAAACGCTGGAGCGAAGAAATTCTCTGAGATGTCTTACGAAGAGCGAGTAGCTTTACATCAAAGCAACGAAGCGGAGTATAACCGTATTAAACAGCTAGGTTAATCCTCACAATTTAACCCCTCAATTCTTGCCTTTGGTGATACTCCTTAGGCAAGCCCCACTAACCCCCTCACAGAAAAGGATGATAATTCTATGACAGTAGGAACAACTCACGTATCGAACGTGAAAGCAATCGTACCTGAAGTAATTGCTGACGGTATCGCTGACAAGTTAACTAAATACATCAAGTTTACACCTTTAGCAGAAATGGACTTTACCCTACAAGCTCAGCCTGGTATGACAGTAGTCTTCCCAACATGGCAATACATTGGTGACGCTAAAGACGTTGCAGAAGGCGGCGAAGTAGATCGTGAAACAATCTCCGCAGTAAGCACTCCTCGCACAGTTAAAAAGGCTGCAAAGGATATCGCTATGACTGATGAGTCTGTATTAGCTACTAACGGAAAGATCGTAGCAGAGACAGAGGGCCAGTTAGCTGTTGCAATCGCCTCTAAAGTAGATCAAGACTTATTAGTTTCTCTCCGTGAAGCTCGAGACGAAGTAGCTCCTGATCCTTCAAAAGGTAAGATTCAAATCATCACTCAAAAGGATATTGAATTCACTCAAGCTGGACTTGCTAAGTTACGTGTTGCCTTTGGTGAAGACTTAGACAATGCCGTTCTATTAATCTCTTCAGCCGACTACGGTGAAGTTTTAGCTATGAAGGAATTCGTTGCAGTCGTTCAAGGTCAACAATTCATGCAAGGTCACGTAGGTCATGTAATGGGATTAAACATCGTAGTTACTGACCGCTTAGACAAAGGAGAAGGCTTCCTCTTAAAAGCTGGCGGCATTGGTATCTCTTTAAAGCGTCAAGTAATCGTTGAGACTGAGCGCTTAATGAAAACACGCTCTAACGTAATCGGAGCAGACATCCATTATGTTACATACGTCAAGAATGCTCGAATGGCTCAAGCTGTTAAGTTCAAGCAAGCAGCGCCACCTTCGGGGGAGTAACGACCTCTAAGGTTGCAACTCCAAAAGAGGAGTCATTACAGGCTCCTACTTTAGAGGAAATCATTAAGGAAGCTGGCGGGGAATAATTCTCCCCAGCTTTATCCTTTGTGAGGTGAAACGAATGATTGAAACTAAAGGGTACGTCACCGATGATGACATAGATGAAGCTTATGTAGCTGACCTTGTAGCTAAGATCACTCCTATGATGCAGCAAATCTCTGGAGAGGTTAACCCTATAGATGAGATTACTATCGAGAGTACGATCTACAAAGTACTTATTTACATTAATGATTTAATTCTCCCTAAAGCTTTATTCTTGACAGTTGCTGAGATGGGTGCCCGTCAACTAAGTGAGTACAAAGATGGTCTCTCAAGTGAACGCTCTGAAGGTGCTGTTAAGAAGGTACAACGTGGAGGTTTCACTCAAGAGTTTGAAACTAAGCAGAGTGCTACTTCAATCCCTCGAGGAACCCAAATCATGCAAGACTATGCGAAGTATCTTAATAGATTCCGCAGAATGAGAACGATCTGAGGTGATAGAAAATGGCTTACAAGACTCCTAGAAACTACATAGAAGGAACCTACGACGCTACTTTTAACGTTACCCGACAACAAGAAGTTAAGCAGCCTAATGGATCAGTGAAGACAGGACCTGTAAAGGTAATTGAAAATGCCCTTTGTGGTATCTACGTGCATAGAGCTGAAGAGTTTGACCGACGTAGAAGCGTACAGCCAGAGACAGGAGACTTCAGAGTGTACTGTGCTCCGGAGCATATTATCCACAAAGGAGACAAACTAGACTTCACCCAGTATGGGAGAAATTACAAGACAATCTGCGGTGACCCTATCGTGTATGAAACTCACCAGGAAGTTGTTTGCAGACAAGAATCAGTAGCATCGGGGGAATACCGAGATGGCAACATTTAGACCCTCATCGTCCAACGCTCAATTGATGAGACGTTTACAAGAACTCCAACGAGGTTTAGCTCATTCTTCTGAGGGTGAGGGTATCGTCAAGAAGTCATCTGTCAGTGGAATGCGTAAAGCTATCCAGTCAGCTCCCCATGACGAAGGTAGCCTTAAGAGATCTATCCAGTTAACACCTTTGAAAAGAACATCCCAAGGGATTGAGGGTGGCTTCACAGTCAACATCAAGTATGGAGCTCCACAGAATTTTGGATGGGTTGATAAGCGTACGGGTAAATTCCACGCAGGTAAACACTTCATGGAGATTGGGTACTTATACACCGAAGAGATGGCTAAAAAGCAAGTGAAGAAAGCAATACAGAAATTCTTGAGAGGGTGACTACTAGATGGATACTTCAACACTAGGCGGACAATCCTTCTGGACTGAATCCGTATCACAAGCCTTTGAGGATGCTCTAGTGGCTGAAATCCTACGAGTGTTCCCTGAAGGACAGAAAGTTTACTCCCAAACAATGGTAGGGCAGATCCCTCCAGAGTGTGTAATCGCAACAGCCAAACCTATGATGGCACAGCATGCTAGTGATAGCGTCCAACGTAGAACTGTAATGGTTGACATCGGAGTTGTAACTGAGAAGGGTTACTTCTGGGCCTACGATACTTTGATGATGATGAAAAGCTTAAAGTTTGGAGAGATAAACAAACCTATCAAGTCAGCTCGTTTCTCTGAAGTTGAGGGAATCGTGCATATGACTTTTTATATGTACCTCGTAGAAGTAACTGACGAGGAATAAACTGCAAAGGATTGATAACATGGCAGCACCACAAAAACGTTCAGGCACTACTATTATCGGAATTGATAAAGCATACTTCGCTCCATTCTTAGATGAGATTGCCGAGACGTATGAAGCCCCTTTCCGATTAGACCCAATCCAGTCCCTATCGGTAGAGCCGCAAACTAATACGTCTTCTCAATACGGGGACAACATTGCTATCGAGACAGCTTCAGCGATGGGTACAATTGAGGCTACGGTTAACTTCACAGGATTAACTCCTGAGATTGAAGCACGTATCTTAGGCCACAAGTATATCACAGCAGATCGCCGAGTAATCAAAGCTGCTGATGACGTAGCTCCTCAGGGTGCATTCTTATACCGTCGTATGAGAGCCGACGGAGGTTACCGCTACAAAGTATTCTATCGAGGTCGTTTCACTTTACCAAACGAGGAAACGAACACTAAAGAAGATCAAGTAGAATTCCAATCTGCAGAGCTAGGCTTAGTGTTTGCGCCACGATTAAGTGACCAAGTTTATGAGATGAGCATCGATGCTGACAAGGCAACTTCTGAGGCTCCTGATAAATGGGCTACAAAGTTCTTTGAGAAGGTTCTACTGCCTACAGAGAACCCTGCAGCGTAATTAAAAACTATAAAGGGAGGCACTGACCTCCCTAATAAAATATAACCATTGGAGGTTTCCATTATGGAATTAACATTAAAGATCGAAGGAAAAGCTAAGAAGTTTAAACCAATGCCAAACTTACCAGCATTACGATTCAAACAAGCTGTAGCTCATGCGACTCAATTAGAAGAGAACTTTGATATCTCGGTAGTTGGAGCTGCTATTACATTTATCGCAAATGATATCTTCGGAGGTAAATTCACTGAAGAGCAATTCTGGGAAGGATTACCCGTAGAGGATTTAATCCCTACAGTACGTGATGCTTTATCTTATCCGATGTTCCTAATGCAGCAGAAACTTGCACCAGTAAAAAACTAAACTCGTCTACTCCGAAGAAAAAGGATTTCCTATCAGACAATGCATTAGTGAAAGACTTAGGAGTAGACGTATCATCGACTCAACAATTTATCATGAACTTCTATGAATCTCAAATGAGTGCAGGACATCTTATCAGTGATATAGACAAACAGGATCTGCTAGCTTACATGGACATGGTTGTCTATAAAACTGTCAGAGATTACGTGAAGACACTTGCACAGATTGACTCTAGTGGTGGCGGAGTAGCTGGTGCCCTCTAAGGAGTCAATAACTTTATAGAAAGGATTGATAACATGACAGTACAGAATGAACGTTTTGGTATTGACGTTATCCTAAATGATAGAGGCTTCCAAGCAGGGATGCGGAGAGTCATGCAGGATATGCGAAACGCTGAGCAACAAACTAGAGGGCTTGGCGGGGCTGGTGACGGTATGGGTAAATCCCTTGCGGGGGCCTTTGCCTCAGCAGGTGCTGCTCTTGCTAAAGCAGGACTTGTCGCGGGTACGGCAGCTATTGCGGGAGCCTTTGCAGGTGCAATCAAGACAGGTAAAGATTACACTTTCCAGATGTCTAAGGTAGAGGCCATCTCAGGTTCTACGTCTGTACAGATGGCAGAGCTGGGGAGTAATGCTCGAAAGCTAGGAGCTGATACTCGGTGGAGTGCTACCAACGTAGCTGAAGCTTATGAGTATATGGCAATGGCTGGATGGAACTCTAATCAGATGCTTGACGCCTCACTACCGTTACTGAACTTGGCGACAGCCGGAGCACTTGATCTCGGTAAAGCTGCTGATATCGTAACTGATACGATGACTCCTTTCGGGTTGAAAGCCGCAGAGGCTGGCCGTGTAGCTGATGTCTTTGCAGTAGCTCAGTCGAAGGCCAACTTAAACGTTGAGATGCTCGGAGAGACAATGAAATATGCAGCTCCAATCGCCGCAACCTTCGGAGCGAGCTTAGAGGATACTACCGTAATAGCAATGCAGTTCGCCAACGGAGGGATTAAAGCTTCTATGGCTGGTACAGCTTTGCGAGCAGGTTTATCTCGACTGGCTGAACCTCCAAAGCCAGCAGCAAAAGCTTTAGATGCTTTAGGGGTGTCTACAAAGAATGCAGACGGGACCATGAAAGGTTTACGAGATATCATCGGAGAGCTATCTCCGAAGTTTACCGCTTTAACTAACCAGCAACAGATTGCTGCTGCAAAGGCTATCTTCGGTGAGGAAGCTTATGCAGGTTGGATCATGGTGTTAAAGAATGGCCTTCCAGAGTTTGACCGTATGCATACCCTTCTAGATGAATCTGGAGGAGCCGCCGAAGCTATGGCTGGCATCATGGCTAACAACTTAAGTGGTGCAGTCGATAACGCATCATCTGCTCTAGAAAACTTAGGGCTGATCCTCTTCAGCCGTATCGAAGGTGGATTGGTAGCTGCAACGAATGGCTCTATAGGTTTCATGGAAAGTTTATCTAAGTCGATTGACCCTATGAACAATATGGTGGAGGCTACTAAGCTACTACAAACCGAGCAGATGAAACGTGCCCAATCAGAAGCAGCTATCAAGAAAAACTTAGATGACGGTATTATCTCTCAAGAAGTCTACAATGAACGTATGGCCGAGACAGAGAGGCTCTTCCTAGAGAATACGACTTCTGCGGGTATCCATAAGCAAAAACTTGCTGAATTGGATGCTCAACTTCAAGCGGGAGACCTTACTCAGGAACAGTACAACCAGAAGAAGAAGGAAGCTGAACAGTTCTCTCTCAATCTAGGTAAAGCTGTAGAGCAAGAGCAACAAAAGCAAGAGGAGCTTGGCAAGAAGATCGAATGGGTTCAAGGGATTATGAAGCAGCTCTGGGAAGTTGTAAAACCTGTATGGGACGACATCGCTAGTTTCATTGGAGAACAGATTACCAAGGTTAAGAAATTCATAGATGAAAACGGCAAAGAGATAGAATCTACATGGAACCTTGTCTGGGGAGTAATTAAATTCTTCACGGAGTCTATCTGGGAAGGTATCAAGGATATTATCTCTGGAGCTCTAGACATCATTATGGGTATCATCAAAGTAGTCGGCGGAATCATGAATGGCGACTGGGAGAAAGTCTGGGAAGGTATCAAGGACATTGCAGGAGGCGCTCTAGATATCATTTGGGGTATCTTCGAAGTCGGATTTGGTAAACTCCTTAAAGCTCCTCTTGACATAGGTAAGAAATTACTTAAGTGGGCTACAGACACTTTCAAGAATCTAGGTAAAGACATAGGCAAATACATTGATGACATCATCGGCATTGGAGGTAAAGGATGGAGTGGCTTCATAGACGACGCTGAGAGAATCATGAAGAAGATCGGTAAGGTAGTTCTCCACCCGATTGATTCAGCTAAAGAGGCAATCTCTAAAATCTCTTGGAGTAAGGTCGGTAGAGATTTAGTTCAAACCTTAATAGACGGCATCAAAGGGATGGCCTTCTGGGTAGGTTCAGCAGTAGGAGACGTTACATCTAAGTTGAACCCTCTCAAGTGGTTCCGAGGAGCTGACTCTCCTTACAACACTGGTGGCGGACAGATGCAATCCCCTGATGGCAACTACGCTCCTATGATGGCAGGAGGCTCTGGTGCTCCTAGCTTGGTAGGATACTCCGCTACAGGAATGACAGGACTCTCTAAAGTGTTAGACGAAATGGGATCATCCTTACAGAGTCTTACAAGCATCTCAGCAGCTAGTGCCTCTGGAGGTAATTACTCTAGAACGGTAGCACCATCAGGAAACACTGCTACCAATGGAGGGACATTCGTCGTAGAGGTGCCATTACACATTGACGGTAAAGAGCTCGCTCGTGCTCAAGCTGAAGTGAACACTTTAGAGATGAACAACTTGAGAGCAAGAAAAAATCTAGGTAGAGGTGGATCGAAACACTTTTAAGAGTAGTGAACACTTTTAAGGGTAGTTAACACTTCTAGGAAGGGAGATAATGCATGGTAGTTTTAAACGCTGTAAATAATCTCCCTAACTTTGACTTTAAAGGTAAGAACTCACTTGACATGAAAGTGTATCTTACTTCCAAGCCTTCTATCCCGTCTCCTGAGATGCGTGTAGAAAGTGTACCAGTCAAAGGTAGGGATTCAAGTTACACCATCACAGATGGAACATACGAGGATCTGGACATTGTCATAGGAGTAAGAACCTATAGAGGTCCAGTTGGGTATCAAGACACCTTGAATGCTTTAAATGAATGGCTCCGTGTAGGTTGGGACGTAGTAGAGAATGAGATTACCTTCTCAGAATATCCTCAGTGGGTCTTCAAAGTTAAAACAATTAAGCCTTACACTTGGGATTACAACTCAGCTACTGGAGAACTTACTACGATGCTTACATTTACGTGTGATCCATTTAAGTATTCTGATACGTATCATGAGGTCGTAGGGGTTACATCTAATCCGGTACCGATGCCTCCGAGGGAATTTAAATTCGGGCAGTTCTCAACTTACCAGGCTCGTACTGAACAGAATATCCAAAACATTACAGACCTCGCTAAGTTTGGGTACGATAGAGTTTTAACTGAACCGAATATCTTAGGAGCCGAGAAAGACTACATTCGAGATTTAGATGGACAGAGTTTATTCTCTTTACAGATGAAATACACTTCAGGAACGTACAGAAACTTTATAGATGATTTCTATTCTAGTAAGTACAGTACGGTCATCCCTACAGGAGCAACCTTCAAAGTAATCAACTCTCTGAGATGTCGGTTCCATAATCTATCAAGTGGTGCTCAGTTATCTATCAAGTTTACCACAGTAGATCAACTCATTGCAGGGACTACGTATTACTTTGATGCGATGGCTTCAGGAGACACTCGAGGAATTACCTTAATAGTTAGAAACGCTTCTGGTGTCGAAGTTGCAAGGAATACGAATCAGACAACGATCACCTTCCGAGCTGCAGCTACTGGAGTCCATACTGTTGAGTTCCTCAATTACCCCACAATAAATCCAACTTACATTGATAGCCCTCGCTTACATGTTTTCTCCAACGGGAACACTCAATACTACCCAGCTAGAAACTCTACAGGTGCTGGCTTAATAGTTGCCTTCAATGTATTCGACTTAGTAGCAAATCTTGAGCCTAACATGCTTACGAAATCTATGACGGAATCTCAAATGAAGACAACTCTTAAGGCTAGGAACATTAGAGGAATCTTTAATGGTTGGTGCGGACATCAAACGAAATCAACTTTCGAGCTTCACCAATACAACACAGCAACCAATCAGTTCAATAAATTAACTGAGAAGGTTGTCCAAGGAGAATCAGGTTCTCAGACGTTCGAACACTCTGAAGCTATTGCCTTTGTAGATAGATTGCTTTACCGTAACGGAAACCTTTGGGCCATTTATTGTATCTTCTCCAATGGTAACTTCGACTGGGACTACACAGGTCAGAACGGTAAGTGGGCATATACAAACAAGGCTAGTCTCTCTTTAGGAATGGACGTACAGCCAGCATCTTCTAAGGACATCTACATTGACGGTACTGCTGATGCTTTCCCTTTCTTAAAGATATGGAAACAAGACGGAGCCAATACTTGTAAGATCACCTTCACAGGTACGAACTACAATGGTACTCCTTACAAGGAAGTCGTAGAAGTTCGTAACCTCAATAATGTCGCATCAGGGCAGCACATTGAAGTAGATTGTGACTTCAAAGATGTGGTTCGCTATCAAGAGAATAATCCTTCAGCGTCAGTACCTTGGACGTCATGGACGATAGCTCCAAGGTTCCCGACCATGAAGGTAGGAAAGAATAACATCACCGTAGAGAATGCTTCTAAGGTGGAAATAGATTGGAGAACTCGCAGGATCTAATCCCTGTGAGTTCTCGAAAGGAGAATTGCATGGGAGATTTACCTGTATTGATGGAGTACGTAATCCCTAGCGATTACAGCAGACAAGATTATTGGAACTCTTTAGGAATAGGAGTCTTGAAAGATGTCCTTGACATTAAAGTCACTGAAGACCTTGGTGGCGTATTCCAGTTTGAAATGCAGTACCCTGAAGATGGGAAACTTGCTAAGGAAATCAAAATAGGGCGAGTCATCAAAGTTCGTACCCGTCAAGATATGACCAAGTGGGAAGAGGCTAACTTTAAAGAGCCCGGCAACAATGGACTCTGGGAAGGAGCCTTCTACCATAAACTTGGATGGGAGTATCAGCCTTTCTATATAAATGACATCGAGTATGATGTCTCTGGGATATTCATTGTCAGAGGTGTTCATTACACTTACCGTATTGGTGAGCTTTACTATTCATTGATACGTTCAGATAAAATTCCTAAAGATGAGCAAATCCTGTATGGTATTAAAAGACCTTTCCAGATACTTGGAGACGCTTGGTCAAGATTCTCTTTAATAGATTCATACTATCAAGATGTCTATTCAGGGGTTACCTTCTTAGACCACAATGGGGCTACAGCCACCGCAGATGTAACTAAAGGAAGTGTCACCTTAGGAGCTACAACTATCTATCAAGATATAAAGCAATACTCTGAGCTTGATCCTTGGAATGATAGACGACCTGACAACTGGGCACCTAAGACGTTCGAACTCACTCATCGTAACTTTGGAGACATCTTGTTAGGGGATGACGAAAAGTCTATGCGTAAAGTATATAACTTTGAAGTATTACGTGACCGATGGGGAATTGTCCTAACAGATAGACGAACTATGAAGTCTTGGGACGAAGCTTACGAGATTCGATACGGAAGAGATATGAAGAACATTAAAGTTGATATTGACATGAGCGATATTCTCCCTGCAGTGTTCCCTTACTTTATCGTTGAAGACGAGTACACTTTTAGGACTGAAGAAATTACTACCGAGTGGCAAACCCCTAAAGGGGGCGGGGAATCCAAAGAGGTTGAAGTCCGTAAGATGGTTGACAAAACTGTAACGTGTCGCATGGAAGTAAACTTTAGAGGAACAGTCTTTCCCTTCCCTGCTCACTCTTCAGGTAACTACATTTTAGTTCCTCGCGACAAGTGGCCAAACTATATGTTCAAAGGCATCCGTAAAGACATCACTGAGTATGTAGACATCGAGGCAATCAAGCAGAAAGTTAAGCAATATAGACAATCAGATGGTACATACTTTAGCGGAGGATTTACTGCCGCACAGTTTGAACTAGAGAAGAACGCTCCTGAGTATTTACGTAGGGCTAACATCCAATTCGGTGAAGCAACTGCAGAGATTGACTTCTTACCTTTATGGGAAACCTCTGAAGCAATCCATAAGCCAGCCTTACAAAAATTACGTCTGGGAGATCCTGTAGTGATTGTACATGAGCCTCTCCAGCTTCGTATATATGCAAGGGTTACTGAAACGGATTACAATCCCTTGACAGATAAATACAACTCAATCAAGATCAAGAGCTACTCAGTCGTTCCGTTAGATTGATAGAGGCTTAATTGCCCTTAAAGGAGATGACATATGGATTTATTAATAGAGAAAGCTATTACGATGTTGCTCACGAAGGAGACAGCCTTCTTCGGTCTTTTCCTTATAAGTTTCATTCTCCAATGGAAAGACAAAGGGATGCTCCATAGTTTCATTCTCAAGCAACAGGGCGTACTGGCTGACCTGACAAGCGCTGTCCAAGATATTGCTAAGACGCAAGACAAGCAGCATGAGAGGATTGAGCGAATGGAGGATAACCTAGACAGATTTTACGATAAGGTTAACTCCCGTTTAGATGATAACAATAGATGCAGCAATAAATAGAAGAGGAGCGTGTTACATGTCAACTCAAAGACAACCTGATATGAAATTCGACTTAACTTACCCTTCAGAGCAAATCAAGATTGTTCAAAGACTTGGAGAGAAAACCTCAACAGACATCCTCGTACAGGTATTCAACAAAGGAGTTCCTTACAACTTAGCAGGAATGACTTTAGGGTTTGAACTCCGAACAGATAACAATAAGATCATTATAGATAAGGAGCAATCAAGATTTACGATTGTAGAACCTCTGAAAGGGGTGTTCTCCTATAGAATGCACCCGAATGCTCAAAGCTTTGAAGGTAATGCTTACATTGCTTACTTTACTTTTGAGCAAGGAGGGGCAAGAATTACTACTGAGAGATTCCGTGTCTTGAATGATGAGGATGTCCAGAATGTGTGCGCTCCTGATATACAGCAACATTACGTGTCAGTAATTGATGACTTAGTAGCCTCAAACCAGTCGGCGATGGCAGAGGCTCAAGCAATTCGAGATATGATTAATGCTAATCGGGTTGTTCGCAAAACAGGAGACACTATGACGGGTTCGATTAGCTTTACAGATGGACAAGGTGTGTCATTTATGGATGCTGCCGACCCCTCTAAGCGAAAAGCATTTATCTCATCAGGCGGTAATGTTACTTCTCTGTTTGACTCCCTATCAGGAGGACGAGTATGGTGGTATGACCATGCTACACAGGCTTTCAATGTAGATAAACCCACTAATCTCATGAAGAAAACAGACTACTCAGGTAAAGATGGGGAAGCTACTCTAGTCTTAACTGCTGATGCTTCTAACAATAATTCTAATTATCAGCCAATGGCATACCGTAGAGGTAACACAGTAACTGTAAGGTTAGCTGTTACCAGAAATGTGGGGTCTACAAACTCCCTACTTACAACACTTCCTATAAATATGAGACCTCCTATAACATTAGTAAACAAACTAATAACACCTGATGGGACTTCCGTAGATGTCGAGATTACTTCAGCAGGAGCAGTTCACATGTACACCCCAGGAAAGAGCTTCACATTAGTGACAACATTCGCGGTAAATAGCTAAGGAGTGAAACCTATATGAACATTTCAGTTTATTTCTATGACGAAGAAGGAAAGTATACTCACATGGGTATGGCGCCTCTAGAGTTTGACGACAATGGAGTACAAATCATCCCCGAGAATTCCACTACAGAATACCCTCCTGACCTCTCTACAGATCCTCGCTTCTCAGTTGAAGCAGGAAAGTGGATACCTCAAGTGATTAAGGAGCCTTACTCTTCAGAGGATTACAAAGCAGATGTACAAGCCTTAAGAACAGAACTTGAAGCTGTCCGAGAAGAATTGAAAGCCTTGGATGTTACAACCTTAGCTTCAACGGTACAATCTCAAGGGAAACGAATCTCAAAAGTAGATAGTGAGCTTATCCATACGAACTACTACTTAGGAGTTGCTTTCCCGAATGTTAAACATTTCTTCACTTACAATTAAGATTTTCAGCTAAAAGGAGAGGATACTATGAAGTTCAAAGAAATCTTACAGGACAAAGCCTTGCTCACAAAGTACGTCGTATTAATCTTCGCAGTTGTAAACTCTGTACTAAACCTTGTCGGAATCCAAACGATAGGAGATGAGCAGATCAATGATATCGCCTCAGCAGTTACTACGCTTGCAAGTCTTTACTTGGCTGTTAATGTCCGTGCTCATGAGATAAAGAACATTAAAGAGAACAACTTAAAAGAAAACCACTAATAAGATAATCTAGAAAGGATGATGAACAATGAAGGTAAGCTCACATGGAGGTCACAATAGTATTGTACAAGGTGCCAACTCTGGCGGCCGTAAAGAACACTTAATGGACAGAGAAGTACACCGAGTTTTCGTTTCGAAGCTACAAGCTCTTGGGCATGACGTTAAAGACGATACTGACGAAGTAGGGACAACAGCCTCAATGATCGTCAACAATCAAGTTCGAAACATCAATTCTCGAAAGAATGACGTAGGCTTTTCGTGGCACTTGAATGCTTCTAACGGACAAGGGCATGGAGTGGAAGTTCTTTGCTACTCAGATAAAGAAGCATCTACCGCAGCTCGTATCTCAGCAGAAATCGCTAAACGTACAGGGTGGAGAGACAGGGGAGCCAAGATTCGTCCAGACCTAGGAGTTATCCGCTCAACAAACTGCCCCGTATTTCTTGTAGAGTGTGGCTTCATAGATAACGAGTCAGACATGGCTAAGTGGAACTCTGATGCTATCGCTGATGCTGTCATTTATGCATACTTTGGGCAATCCTCTCAAAAAACTCCCTCTAAAGAAATATCCCCTCAATCACCTCAAACCTCTGAAGGTAAATGGACACTTAAGACAGGAGGTGTCGGCATAGGTGAAGCTCAAGAGATAATGAATAAACTTTCCGAGTTTAATACGAAAGGTTCTCTAGTCTACGAAGGTGACGGGATCTTCTATGTGACGTCTGAACCTGTAGAGGATAGAAACAAACTAGGTGCTCTTTATTGGTACCTTAAGGATTACCGTAAATGGTACGTTGAGCTTTATCAAGTTTGATAACTAGTAAGTTCAGAAGCTTCCAGGATTATCTCCATATAGAAAACTCCAATTAGAAAAACTCTCAAGCTATTTGCCTGAGAGTTTCTTTTTTTTTATCTATTGAGATGCAGGAATCAACTTGTAAGCCCCGTCTTCCATGATATCCTCTAATGAGCGGAAAGCATCTTGGCTTAAACCTTCTAAGTGGTGAATCAGCTTTAAAGATCCGTCAGGGGATACTTTGTAGCGTGCAATCTTATTAGCATGTAAGACCTTTCCTCCGGAGAGGAGATAGCTCTCAAGCTGAGGGCCTTTGATGAATTTACCTTGTAAGTAATGTTTACCTTCTAAGATGAATGTTAAGTTTTGTGAAGCTGTTAAGTCTTTAGAGATTGTCATTTAGTTTTCCTCCTTGATAACATAGAAGTCTTGATGGTCCCGCAAGGATGAGTCTATTAAGCCTTCATCATATAAGAACTGTATAAACTTAGGATCAACATCTCCAAAGCTATGAATCTCAACACCGATTCCGTCTTCGTCGTAGTCGTCAGCTAGTCTCATTTCTGTAATACCTTCATGGTCCATCATAGATACAATATTTTTTACTTTGTACTTCTCATCAAAGTAATTCACTGCATAGTCACCATATCCGTTTATTAGTAATACTCTCATTTGACTTCCTCCTTAGCATATCCTTGTAAGAATCTATAAGTGTTATAACCTATAATGCATTCCTCTCCGTTTAGCTTCACTTTGTAAACCATGTGAGCTGGTATATCCTCGATGATCTCTACGGTGATTTCCTTTGTAGTAAACTTCACGACAGTTCCTCCTCAGCGTTATCTTCAAAGAATCCAATTCTCTTGGAATGCTCTTCGCATGCGTTAACTGTAATGGGTCCGTTCTTTGTGAATACAACTCCAGTGGTTATAGCTTCTTTGGTACATTCTTTAAAGTTTTTGTCCAAGGCTTCACACTTCATAGTTATTCCTCCTTAAGTTTTCCGATTAAAATAACGCTTTGGTTTAGTTTTGTTCCTTAAGTATCTTGTAGGTTTCGTTAACTGCTTGCACAAACTTCTCGAATAACTCTATATCATTAAACTCGAGATATCCTCCTACACTTGAACCTCCATAGTGCTCTGTAGCTAGTCCAACTAAACACCCATCATTGTCTATTAGGTATCCATCTCCGTAAGAATCTTTGCCTTCAAACTTAAAAGGTTTTCCCATTAGTTCTCCCCATTTCTTAATAAAATTCAAATCTGATAACACTTATAAGTTAATCTATTTATTCTAATTTAAGAATCCTAACTCAATCGCAATAGCCTGAACCTTCTTCATCTCACGGTAAACTTTCATAGAGTGAACCCCTAAAGCTCTACCAATCTCGGAGTCTGATTTCCCTTCAAGACGGCCCTTAAGAATATCCAACTGGAAAGGGGAGAGCTCATCAGATAAAACGGTCATCATATCAGTACCCAACACTTCAGAGTATCCAGACTCTTCAGACAATAATGTCTCTGAGTGTTCGTCATCAAAGTTGTCACCGTCATCAGCTTTAACCTCTAGAGTTGCGTAGCGTTCATTGTCTTTAAAGGATTTCTTCTTAAAGTTGATAGCCCGTCCGTTAAGGCATTTGTGAAGGTAAGCCCCTAAAGTTCCCCATCCGTCTTCACACTTCTCAGGATCAAACTTCTGAACAATCTCCATAGCTTGAATTACAAGATAGCTTTTAAGATCATCGAAGTTGAACATGCGGTTTAGGTGATTCTGTCTAGCTACAACATCTACAGTGATGAGTACGACCTCGCCGATGTAATCTTGTAAGCTTAATTCACTTAACATATCTTTTGTGATTCTCTTTCCTGTTAAAGAATTGAGAGGGTTATCATTTTTGATTTTAAGATTGCTAATACGATTGTTACTTTGATCAAGGCTCGCACGGAAGGTAGTTTTATTACCTGTAAAAGCTTGAGAGACTAGTTGTTTAAGAGTGAATGTTTTTCTAGTACTATCCTTAGAAAGAGTTACTATATATCCTCCAGTATTTGTTACTTGTGTTTTAAGAATCTTTTCTGTAACGGTGTAATCTCTCCCATTACCTGCGATAACCTTCTCAAGACTCTTAACTCTTCCAAGGCTGCTTACTCGGTACAATCCTTTATAACCTTCGATATCTTTCCAGATTTCTTTCTCAGTGCAAGAGGCTTCAGCTACATTGATTCCTTTGTTGATTTCCTTAACATTAGCTTTCATAGTTTTAGTCATTTTAGTTTCCACCTTTTCAATAGTTTTATAGGCTTACAAGCTTGTCCGTACATCTTGGAAGAATGTGGTGCTTTGTTTGCCTGACATAAACTTAACATGAGACATATGTTAAGTCTTTAGAGTAACTAAATTGTAATGATTCTAAAAAGTAGTTCTTTTCAGGCTATTTTAAAATCTTGATATTTTAATGAGAGGAGGAGACCTTGAAAACTCTCGAATGTACTCATTTACGTCCTTGATTTTTCCAGCCCATCTCACCTTAAAAAGATTAAAATAGGGGTGTAACATTTTTGTAATAATCCTTGCCAGTTTTTGTCCTGTCTTGTCTGAATCTGTCGAAATAATTATGTTCTCGACACCGCTCTGCTTTAACAGGTCTACTTGTCTTTTTGAGATGGATGATCCACCGAGTGCTACAGCTCCTCGACCGTGTTCCCACCAAGATAGGGCATCAATCTCAGCCTCTGTGATGGCTATCGTGCGACATTTATGCTTGTAAACTTGGTCGATTCCATAAAGTAATGTGTTAAGTCTTTGCCCATTTTTCTCGTAATAGAAAACTTTTGAGTTAGTTAACCTATACTTAATGGCTTGAATCTCTCCTCGAGGGTTCTTCCACAAGAAAGCGACCTTATCTCCGGAGCCTCTAACATCTAGTAAGTCTTGCGTCTCCTTCGAGATACCACGACTTAAGAGATAGGAATACTCGGCTTCTAAGTTGCACTCAAGAGGCTTGAACTCTTTCTTGATTTCTAAGAATCTAGTAAGATCAACAGCTTCGGAGTAAGCCTTAGGAGCGTACATCTCCATTAAGTAATAGAAAGTCTCCTCAGGATCTTCTCCCCGGAGGTGGCTTAATAGCTTTAGAAAGCTGCCAGTTTCTCCTGAGCCTGAATCCTTCCAAGTTCCCGCAATCTCTTTATCAGGTAAGTTCTCTAGGTTGACGAAGAAGCTCGGATGCTGGTCGTATCTGAAAGGGGAGGCACATATAAGCTTGTCCTCTGTCCAGCGTTCTTGCTCAAAAGTGAAGCCTGAAAGCTCTCCTGTTAAGTCAATGTCTAATTTTGTGTCCCGAACCCAAACGAGTGTCATAGAAGGTCACCTCGGAAGATCATCTTGCATTCGTAATAGATTTGATCTTGCACGACATCTCCGGCAGGGAAGACGGGTAAAACTTTATAGATAGGTTCTACATAGTCGTAATGACTCTCCATTGCTTGACATCTTTTAATTAGCTTCGTAAGTGATTTCTCTCTCGGAAATCTAATGTGATTTGTTCCTCTAGGTTTAGCTGTAAAGAAAGGTCTCTTAATAGTTTTCATAAGTTTCAGCTCCTTAGTTTTTCCTTCTTACGTCTATATACAAACCTGTCTCCCGATCTCCACATTCGTGTGCATATTTTTTGAGATTTTTTAAAACTTTTGAGCTTATAAACTTTTAAGCATAAAAAAAAGACCCTCCAGAGTGATCATCTCCAAAGGGTCAAAAACATATAGTCTTGTGTGCCGTCTTTCCGGCTGTCAGTATTAAAAAAGTCGAGCTGTCAAGTTCCTACGCTATCAAGCTCTAGATTGAAAGAAGGCTTTCCCGTTCACCTCACTTGTAAAAGTTTTGGCTTGAAGGAATTACTCTAGCCTTATAGAGTCAGGTCTTTCCCTGAAGTCCAACAATGTAGAATATCTTGGCGACGTGTCGTCACCTGCTTAGTTAAAATCTTCTTAGACTTCTCACGAGGAACGGTTCGAGGCTTACCCTTAAAGGTAGCTTTCCAAAGGGACAGTGTCTTAGAAGTTTACACATAAGTTGCCTTGATAGATCTCACTCTTACAAGGCTCATATCGTCTATGTTCAGTAGAACAATATGCCTGAGATGCGCCTCAGGAGCTTTTATTATGTCTTGCGGGAGTAAGGACTTACAGCCGCGGGAGGATCGAACTCCACCTTCTCTTTCGAGATATGCTTCCCAACTAACACCATCGAGGCTAGCCTTACAAGGTAAATCCTCAGAGTCTTTCCTCTGTGTCAACGAAAACAAACTAGTTATTTTACTCTTCTAACCTCATAATGATAAAACTTATATATCTTATCATCATAGACACTTACAGCCTCACAAGTTATGTGTAAGCTATCTATGTCAAGTACTTTGAAGTGTTTACCTTCGAGCGCTTTAATGAAGTAATAATTCTCAGGCTCGGAGTCTTCAAAGTCTGGAACTCTAACAGTTAAAACATCACCTACAGAGAACAGAGTCGATTCAGTATCCTCCGTAGGTAGTTCAGTTGCTTTCTCGGCGTACCCTTCAGGGTTGAACACTAAGTTTTCACTGATAAGTTTTGAAGTATCTAGGGCACTACTTGGGTACTTCTTATAGTCTCCGTCATCATCGAAGCTATTCAGTACTACTTGGGCTTCATCCACTTGGGGAACAGTCTCGGAAGGCTGAACCTCTTGGGACTTTTCTTCTGGTAGAAAGTTATTTTCTTCACTAATAAAGTCATAGATACTTAGTTGTTTGTAACTCATTTGTTCATACTTCACTGTTTCACTCATAATAGTTTCCTCCTCAGAATTTTATCCTGCCGATTGGGGTATTACGCTTCAATCTAGTATCAGCCTCCCCGTATCATCTCGGTTGATATCTCAACTACACAGCAACCTCCGAGGAGGGGAGCTTACGGTTACTCTTGCGCGCCTTCTAAAAGAATTTTATAACCATCTACGTCTGTGTGACCTTGTTTCAATTTAGCTGATAGATAGTTATGGGATCGTCCTAGGAATATATTTGCTTTTGACATGCTCCTAAAATAGTGCTCCTCTCCTGTAAGGTTATCCACGAGAATCACTTTCTTATTAGAAGACATTAAATCGTTATCGAAAGCGTGGTTGTTGTTATCTTTATGGTCACACCATTCAAGATTACTTACGTGATTATTCTTAGGATTCCCGTCCTTATGATTAATAGAATTCTTACCTTCTACTTTAGGGAGGAACGCCAGAGCCACTAGCCTGTGGATTAGGAAGGTTTTAGGCTTCCCGTTCATCCACAGATCAACTCTAAAGTCTCTACCTTTGCATGTTTTAGGCTTCAATGACCGTTGCCTCCAACGTCTGATACCGTGATGCTTAGTGTAAGTGACTTTATTGGCGTCAGTTCTAACCTCACCTGTATTACTTACTTCGTAAGACCCTTCATAACCCACTACAGGTAACCATTTAACCGAATTCATCAGAAGGGCAAGTCAGAATCGTCAATGTCGAACGGATTGCCAGTCTCCTCAGGATTCGAATCTTGTCCGTCAGTGCTAGAAGATTCAGTCTTAACAGTTGCAAGATACTCCTTGAAGTGTCCCATCTGTTTTAACACTTCTAGTTGGAAATCCTCAGAAGGGGAGAAGTGTGCTTCTTCAAACAACTCAACAGGAATTTCAAGCCCTTTAGTTTTCTTCACAATTTCCTCCTCACCTTGAGACAATGGATCTGCGAAGTCCGGCATGATGCTGAACCCTCCAGTAGCTTTTGAAACTGAGAAGGCAAACTGATCAGCTTGACCTTGCATGTTCTCAATAGTCTTCTGAATCAAAGGAGCTTGCTTTTCAGTTGCTTGTAGTAAGAAAGGCTTGCCGGTTCCCAAGTCTACGAAGCCGAATAAGAAGCGACTTTCCTGATCTAAACGGTAAGCTTCCTTCAGAGCTGCAACCCACTCAGAGCCTTCGCCTTCCTTGAAAGCCTTGAACTGTACGTCAGTCATTTCTTTTCGCTTAGCTTCAACATCTAAGTCTTTCTTAATCTTGTCAGCATTTGCGAACAGGATTTTCTTTCCTTCTTCAAAGTGGTTTGTCCCTTTAGGGATTCCAATAGTGCCAGTCAACGGATAGATATCATATACAGGAACTCGAGCGAACTCTTCAGCTCCTAAAAGTCGAACTCGGATAGCTTCATCTTTCTTCAAGTAGCGAAGAACTCTATCTTCATTCTCACTAGAATTTCCTTGGTTGCTGTTCTCTGCTGGTTTTAACGCGTCAGTACCTTTAACGATTGCCATTAATAATCATCCTTTTCAGTTTTAATCTCGTAAGGTGAGAGCATTTCAGTCTCGACCACTCTAGGTCTCCAGGGCTCATACGTCCCTCCTAGCAAGTGACTCACCTTGTCGCTTAGCTCTCTTTTGCCTTACACGTCTATATACAGTCACCAAAGGTAATCTCCACAGAATAGGTTTAAAATCTTAAAAGTTATTAACAAATAAGTTTCTGATAGCCGCCATATAAGGAAGAAACTATTTAGGGATAAACTTTTTTAAATTATTTTTGAGTAATTTGTGGAGAGTCGCTTTTAGGTTTGTATATAAACTTAGAGATTAAAAACATAAAAGATTAAAAGCTATTAGTACGAACGATAGTGAGTACAAGGTTTATTCTTTAAAGTCTTTTAATCTTTAAAGCTATTTAAGAGATATAAGATCTTGCGACTAAGGTCGCTAAATAGCCGTCAAGGAGGAATCTGAAATGTGTGAAATATCTTTGGAAGAGTTTAAGAGTTTAACAACTAAAGGGAAGACTGAAATCCGTAAGGATTGGAGGAAGTGCCCTCTTGAGAAGTGGAACAGCACAACAGCTAGAGCATACTTAACGGAATGCACTGAAGCTAAATTCAAACAAGAGTATATCTGCAATAGTATCCGTCAAGAGAATGCTCTTATGAGTCAATTCATTAAGCAATATGGACGGGAAAATCTTAAGAGATTCATCTATGAGTGTATGAAAACTTACAAGGGGAATAAGCAATACCCTTACCCAACCTTCGGTTTTATGTACTCTTACATGCGACAACAAGTCTTAACTGGAATCTTAAGAGAACAAGCCGAGAAGAAAGAACGTAAAGAGGCTTTAGAGAGACAGAATCTTGAGAAGCCTTCAGATAAATTTGAAACGAAAGTGGGGCTATTCTAGTGAACTTTAAAGATGTAACAGTAAACGTAAGTGAGCCTAAAAAGCTATTGAGTAAATGTCCTAAATGTAAGGACTCTGTAACAATGTTCACGGTTGAGAATTCTCAATTGGTTATCTGTGTGGATGCACAATGTGATTTCCGCTTAACAGTATTCAAAGGAGGTTCTTCAGAATGAAACACTGCATCTTAAGAGGTGGATGCTCAAAAGCTCCAATTTGTAAGTCAGCTTGTCCGGCATTCATTCAAGTTCAAGGGTTAAACGGAAGAGGAGGCAAGCAAGGAGATGCTCTTGTCCCTTCGGAGTATAGAGCTACCATGTTAAACACTTCGAGGTCAGCAACTTCTCAGCCTCACGTCTACGGTGATCTAAAAAGCTATATCAAAACTTTCAAGAAAGCCTACAACGAGATCCGCAACACAAAGGAAACACGCTTAAAAGATTTATACTTCTGGAGCCTCGAGACTGGAACGGGAAAGACTGAAACCGCAAGCGCAATCTTAAATGAGTTCTTGGCGTACAGCTACATAAGATCAATCTTAAAAGACGACCCTTCAGGGTTTGTCACTCCGGTGTTCTTCATGGACATGCCCTCGTTACAGACTTTGTACCTGAAGTTTAATAGAGGAAACGTCCCGAGAGAGGAAGCTGAAGGTGCTGCTCGTGAGTATTACCGAAGATTGAGAATAGCTAAAAAGTCTAGACTTGTAGTCTTTGATGAGATGGGCTTGAGAGATGTCTCTGAAGCATTCGCTGGAGATATCCATGATGTGATAAATTACCGTACAGTTGAGAATCTCACAAGCATTTACACTTCAAATGTACGTTTGAAAGATATTGAGAGAATCTATGGGAGACGAATCTTTGACAGAACTCGGAGATTTACGGTTGAGTATGAGTTTTATGGTGAAAGCATGAGGGGGAAAATGTGATGGCTGGGGTGAGAGTGACAAAAAAGTTTAGAAGGGTACGCTACCGAGGTAGTACGTATAAGAGAGTATATAACCGAAAATATCAGATAGGAGACCTCGTTGAAGCTGGTGATGAGTGCTCTCGTTGGGAAACGGAAGGTTATTTTTATGAGTGCATTCGGCACGATACAGGATACGGATGGGGATTTTTAGCTATCATAGCTGACGATTTTCGACCTGTAGGGATGCATGACAACTTAGGGGATTTTAAAATTTGGAGGAAAACAAAATGAGCATAATCAGTGGAGAGGTTCTTTTAAGTAAGATCATTGAAGAAAATAACGTGGAAGCTTTAAAGAAACACGGAATCAAACGTACAGATTTTCAAACTGAAACGGAACAGAAAGCTTACGACTTTATAACTTCCTACAGTTTAGAATACGGAGAATCCCCAAGCTTTACGGCCGTCATTAGTAGTATCCCTGAGTTTAACTTCCATACGGATGTGACAGACTCTTTTGATTACATCTCTAAGCGTCTGAAAGAGAAGAAGCTCCAAGCTGACGCCGAGAATTACTTAACTAAAGAAGCACTTCCTGACTGGGGAAAAGTAGCTCCTGAAGAGTGGATCAATAGCACAACAGAGAAGCTCAAAAGATTAGTCTCTGAAAATAGTTACAGCACAAAAGTTGGGACCGACTTAGTAGCTGACTTCGATGATTTCCTTGCCGAGTATGATGAAAGAAAAGCTGGAAAGAGTAACCGATCTTTCGGGAGTTCCTTTGAGTCAATGAAGAAAGCTATTGGGAATTACATTACAGGGAATATGTACACTTGGTATGCTCGATCTGGTAGAGGTAAATCTTTTATTACCACTAAAGAGGGAATCCATATGGCTCAATTTGAAGGAGCCACCTTATTAGTATGGTCTATGGAGATGAGTAAATTTGAGTGGCTTGCTCGAGCGTATTCAATCATCTCAGCTAATGAAAAACTTATAAATCAGAAAATACAAGGAGCTGAATATCTTGCTGGTTTCAAAAGTAACGAGCTTATCAACGGTAAACTATCCGAAGACGATGAAGAGAGCTTCAGAGATTTCCTTAGGACTCTCAACGAACACATTACAGGAAAGATTATCATACGTGGTAAAACAGACAGAGATTTCACTGACCGTACAGTTGATGCGCTTGAGTCGGATATTCTCAACACGAACGCTGATGTTGTTATTGTTGACCCGTTCTATCTCCTTGATTACGAGCGGAACAGAGATAACACTACAGGAGGAGCCGCTACAGCTACAAGCCAAAAGCTCAATAGGGTTGCTGGTAGCACCGACACAATTATATTTGCAATTACACAAGCTGATGAAGTCAGAGACGACAAGAATGACGAGGGAGACAGATCTCTTCGAGTTCCGGAACGCTCCGAAGTTAAAAAGACGACAGCTCTCCTCGAAGATGCTTTCTTACTCATTGGGTTGGACACCTGCGACGGTCGCTTCCAGATTTCTCTAAACAAAGGACGTCAAGGTGGGGAAGATACAACCTTCGAAGGTGTGTACTTGCCAGCTATCGGCTATGTGAGAGAACCACAGATCGAAGAAGTGAAAGCTCAATTGAATCAATTTAGTAATTATGACTTGGGGGATATGTAACTATGAAGTTAGTAAACGTTGTAGGCTTTGTTTATCTTTTAGGATGTTTAATACCTTTAATGTTCTGGAGCTTAATAGCTATCTTAGTAGTAAAAGGGATTCTTAGTTTCTTCTGACTCTCAGGAGATCTAAGGGTCTCTTTTTTTTATTCTCCCGTGTGGAGATTCCTCAACTCCTTTGTATATAGACCTGAAGGCGAAAGAAGCCTGACAGAGGAGGAGTCTATTATGGAATTACAATTACCTAAAGTTGAAAACACTAAAGAAGTCGTGAAAGAGAAGATCGCTAAGGTTAAGAAAGCGAAAGAGATCCTACCTATGGAGCAAGCTTGGGTAAACATCTGGAAGATGAAGAACTCAAAAGCTGATCTCGAAAAGCTTGAAACTGTAAAGAAATACATGGAAGAAGGAAAGCTCGGACGTGAAACGTATGAGAAGACCTTCACAAAAGCCGAAGCTTTAAGGCTATATAAATCTATTCAGGATATAGAAAGACAAAATAGATTGGACGAACTAGAAGCTAACTGTCCAGATAATTACATTATGATAACTCAAGAGAATGCTGAGATGCTTGACCGAGTGGATGAGCTTAGCAAGGTTGAAACTCGAATAGGTTACGACACTGAGACTACTGGAGTGGACGTCTATGAAGATAGAATCGTTGGCTTCTGTGTCTACTTCCCTATAACTGACGAGTCTTATTACATTCCTATCCGTCACATAGATAATGAAACAGGAGAGCGAATCCCTGAACAGTGTGACGAAAGCTTAGTGTTAGGACTTATGGACGAAGTGCTTGAAAGAGTACACGTCAAGATAGCCCACAACGCTGGCTTTGATATCCACATGAGTAAGAACGATAAGCTTCCAATCTCTGGAGTTTGGCACGACACGATGATCCGTATGCACATGCTTAATGAGAATGAACCATCTTTCAAGCTAAAAGACTTAGCTACAAAGTGGCTCAAGAAACCGTCTGATAAGTATGACGAACTCTTTGGAAAAGGCGGCTTTGAGGGAACACCTTTAAAGTATGCTCGCTATTACGGATGTAACGATCCGAAGATAACAGTCGAGCTTTACGACTTCCAAGAGATGTGCTTCGAAAGAGATGCGTCTACGAAGAAGATCAAGAAGAATTACGACCGTATGGAGCAACCTTTGATAACTATCATTAATGATATGGAGCGATTAGGTTTTATCATCAACAGAGAGAATTCTGAAAAGCAACGTGTAAGTCTTGAGGCTGAAATTAGAATCTTAGAGAAGGAGCTTCGGGATGTATTCGGACAGGAAATCAACTTCAGCTCTCCTGATCAATTGAGGAAAGCTTTGTATCGAGATTTAAATATGCATCGTCACTTAGGGGCTGAGAATTGGGCTTCCTATTCCACAAATAAGAAGACTCTAAAGAAGCTCTCAATCTATGAGCCTATTATTAAGACACTTCTTACTTGGCGCAAGAAGTACAAGCTTTGGAAAGACTTCATTGTAAAGCTTCCTGAGCTTCAGAAAGAAGTGACTGGAAGATGGCATTCGAATTTCTTCCAAAGAGGCACCGTTACAGGTAGATTCTCTTCGAAGAATTTTAACGCTCAACAGATTGAGCCTAATGCTCGACAGATGTTTGAAGCTCCAGAGGGAATGCTCATCTTAGGGGCCGATTTCTCAGGTCAGGAGAACCGCATACTAGGACATATCTGTCAAGATAAAGTCATGATTGACGGATGGAATCGAGGGATTGACTTCTATAGCTTAGTAGGATCTATGACCTTCAATGTTCCTTATGAGGAATGTCTTGACGGATCTGTCTGGAGAGGAATCGCTAAAGTAATCGTATTAGCCGTTACTTATGGAATCTCACCTATTGAGCTCGGCATCATGATTATCAACGCAACAGATGACCCTAAAGCTCAAGGATTGGATGATAAAGCTTATAAGAAATATGCTACGTCTGTAGGGAATAAAGCTATTAGAGACTTCTTAAGTCGTTTCCCTGCTATTGAACCGTGGATGAAGAAAACTCAGAGACAGGCTATTGAGAAAGGCTACGTGGAGACTCTGTTTGGAAACAAACGAAGATTGCCACTTCCGAAGGTACTGAACTTCAATGGCGTGGACACTCCGTTCGCTGCCTTGCCAGATTGGAAGCGTACAAGCATCATCTCAAGTATTCATCGTAGAGCCGTAAATGCTGTCATTCAAGGTGGCGCTGCTGAGCAAAGTAAGTTAGTCATGATAGAGATGGATAGATGGTGTAAACATAAAAGGTCTCAAGGAAGAGAGTTTTATCTACTTAGTTTAATACATGATGAATTGCTTTTCTACGTCCCTGAAGATATCACTCAAGATGAGCACGACATGATCGAGAAGATTATGACTCAGACGGTAACTCTTGTGAATGTAGAAGTCAAGACAGATATTGCTATCGGGAAGAACTGGAAAGACATGATTCCGTTCAAGACAAGCGCTAAAGGTTCAGGATTCATAGAGAGTCCTGAAGAGTATGTGAGACTTTGGAGGGAACGTCGATGGAACAAATATTCATAATTTGCACTCAAGATGGCTTCACATGTGAAGCTTGCTGGAGACCTATAGTTGATTGTAGCTGTGAAGATGATATCCAAGACTATAAGTTTTACAAGAATATCGTGAAAGAATCCTAAGAAGGATGTGGAGATTGAGCATTTCAGTTGTATATAGACATGTAAGAGAAAAACTCAAGGGAGGAATTTTAAATGAGTGAATGGGTCGAGAAAGTAGACGGAAGAGGCCGTAAGTATTGGGATAATGGTGTAACGCGGACATATATAATTCCAAAGACGGAAGTTGATAGTTGGCTGGAAGAGCAAGTCATGAAACTGAGGGATAAGAAAGAAAAGGAGGAAACTGAATGACAATCATCAAAGGATCAGCTTCATTGCATCAAAAAGACGGCGAGGACTACGCTTCACAGCGAGCCTTTGCCCGTCAGTTAGCTTCTAAATTTGAATCTCAAATGAGATATTTCCAGTCTCTTAACTTAGAAGAGTCTGACGAGACCATGCTTTATTGGCACAAAAGCTTTGCTGAACAGCTAGAGAACGGATCTCACAATGATAGGCCTGATAAGTTTCTCCGTCCTTCGATGGTGGGATCAGATGAGTTAGCTCTTTGGTATCACTTAAGAGGGCATGAATCTGATGAAGACACCTTGAAAGGGAAACCTCGTCAAGATGACCGCCACACAAGGTGGCAAGCTATCGGGACAGTCGTAGGAGATATGTGGCAAAAGCAAGTCTTGTCTGCTGAGTATTGGGCTGCTCGAGGGAAATGTGAGTTGGATTTTCTCTTTGAGAGAAACTCAAAAGGTTACCCTATGTTTGAAGAATTCGCTAGAAAGACTTCTTACATAGGAGAGGTTCCTGTAGCTGGGACTTGTGATGGGATACTGAGCTACTTTGGAGAATGCCCTGATAGTGATGGAGGTGGAGACTTACGCATAGGCTTTGAAGTTAAATCTAAACAGACAAGCTATGCCTCTACAGGTGGATACTCTATGAAAGATGTTGACCCAAAGCATAAACGACAAGCTTTCACTTACGCTCTAATGTACGACTTAGATTATTACTTCTTTGTATATCAGAATTGCGCTAAGAAGGGTTGGAACATGACTGAAGAGGATAAAACTAAATATCCTGATTTACGGATTTTCGGGATTTACATTTCCCCTGAAGAGAAAGCCGAACATGTCAAGTACTTAAAGTATTTATGGGAGCTACAAAACTCAGAAGAGAAGCCTAGGTTGAAACTACTTAAGTGGAATTTTAACTCTTATAAGAAAACAATCTTAGAAGATATGACCCGAGAAGATTTCGCTTATTTAACGGCTCAGATCCTCTCTATCGAAAACGGTAAGTATTCAGCTTTTGAGAAGAAATCAGCCCGTGATGCTTACGATGAGATTGAGGCTTACCTGATTGAACATAAAGGATTATATAAAGATATTTTAGGAGGAAACTAGTATGACTTATAATGAGTTCTTATCTCTTAAGAAAGGTGACACTGTAGAGGAGAAAGGGTCTGGAGTCTTGGGTGAAGTAACTGGAAAAGATATCGATTGCGAACTTGTGTGGGTACAGTGGGAGGATGCAAAACCTTTTAACTCTCAATGGTCCTACATTAAAGATATTAATAAATATTGAGGAGGAAACTAGTATGAGTAAGATTACGTGCAAGGTTTTTCCTGATAAGGATTACTTAGACTTTAATGAGAATGAGTTGCATCAAGATGGGCTAGTTGACTTACGAGTTCACGATTGTAACGGTAGGAGCATGATATCTTTAGATGTTAAACGTATGAAGAAGTTACGAAAGCAACTTAAAAAGTATATCAAGGAGATTGAAGAGCATGACTGTTAAGCGTTACATAGGCTTAGATATCTCAGCAAGCGAAACAGGAGTGACTATACTTGATAGGGCGCCTGATGGGCGTCTTTCTCTTGTATGGGTAGGACATATCAAGACGGTAGCCTCACAAGGTACTGGGGCTAAAAAGATCACCTTTACAGATGGTGAGCGCTTGAAAATCATTAGATCTTCTCTGTATGAAATCCTCGATAAGTTTAACCCTCAAGTGTTTGTCAAAGAAGGACAGGGAGCTGATATGAATAAATTCCGATCAGTTTCTCTTGTAAGTAAGGCGACCGGGGTAATAGAGGAGTGCTGCCAATCTTGGTGGGGGAAAGATCCTTTAGAGATTCACGCATATCCGCCAAGTACAATCAAGAAAGAAGTCACTGGCTTTGGAGGCGTGGACAAAACTATTAAAGGGAGTGACACCTGGAGTAAGTATCTTAGAAAGAAACCTGTCATTGACGAGGTTGTGAAGCTCTTCGGAGGAGAGAATTACTCTCATGTGAATAAGAAACTCAAAGGAGTTGACCGTGTAATGTACAACGACAATGAGACAGACTCTACCGCGGTAATCATTACGCATTTCAAAAAAGAAGGGATTGATTTTAAATGTTAACCGTATTGATCATACTAGCAATTATCTTTTTAGTGGTGGTACTATCACCTATTTTGATACCTTTAGGGATGATAATCATTGCATCAGTCGCGATTGTGTTCGCATTCATTGTAGACTTAATCACTTACCCTTTCAGGGTCGCTTACAGGTTAATCAAAGAAGCAAAAAGAAACCGCTAGGGGAATAATCCTCCGGCGGTTTCTTTTTTTTTATTTTTTTTCATGAAAGTGTGGAGCTTAGAGATTCCCTTTGTATATAGACGTGTAAGGCAAAACAAATCACTGAGGAGGAACTTAAGTGGCAAAAACTTATAAGACAGAACGTGGGCTGAAAACAGCTTTAAAGAAAGTTCTTGGAGAGGAAAGTAAAGCTTCCGAGAACGGAACTATGTCAAAAGGATTTTTAATGTTTCCTGTAGAGAAGGATAAAAGATATAGAGTAATCATGATCGGTGAGGACGGATTCCCTCAAGAGTATAACGGAGAGAGCTACCCAGATTGGTCTTGCACGTTAGAGGAAGACTTTGGAGGGGAAGCCAACGTAACCGTAATGTTTAAGCGTGATAGATACTTCGTAGATATCCCTCTGGAGGTGAGCAAATGAGTGAAACTTGGGAGTGCCCAAACTGCGAAACTGAGTATGATGAAGCCCCTGAGGGAACTTATGCTTATGAAGATCATGGAGTTTGTGAAAGATGCTATGGGAGATATCAGGAAGGGGAGATTGACTTATGAGAATAGCACTTTGCGGAGAACCTCGATCAGGTAAGGACACTGTAGCTAAATTAATTAGAGGAGCTCATAGATACGCTTTTGGTGACTACATGAAGAAAGCATATTTTAAAGCTAATCCTCATATGGTTGACGCTCCAAAAGATAGAGAGGACATGATAGCATTCTCACAACCTATCATCAAGTTATATCCAACAGTATGGGTAGATCAGTTAGAGATAGACTTTGAGTGGTACGAAGCGGAATACGGTTATGGTGACACTTATGTGATCACTGACTTGCGCCAACCACACGAAGAGAAATGGTGCCGAGAGAATGGCTTTCACATTGTGAGAGTACATCGCCCTGAAGAGGAACGCCGTAAAGCTCAACTCGCTAAAGGTGAAAACCCTGACAATCAGGATCTACCTCATGAAGTAAAAGCTGACTTCCATATCTATAATGACGGAAGCTTAGAAGATTTACAGTCTCAGATCGATAACTTACTAGACTGTCTTAACGATATTGAAGCGAAACGAAGAAGATTATAGGAGGAAACCCTAATGAAATATAGCTTGAAAGATTCTAAAATCATTGAGTTTAGCACTGAAGTAGTAAAAATCACAGGAAGCATTCATACAGCACTAGTCTTTGCGGCTATTCAAAAGCTTGTTGGAGACAAAGGAGAGCTTACAGCCGAAGAGATTGCTAGTGAGTTAAATCTGCATCCTAGAAATGTCGCCTCCGTAAGGAATAAGTTCGATGTATTAGACTTTCATGGGTTTGTCTCGTACACGAAAGGTAATAGATTTCATAAGCCACACTTCGAGATTCTTCGAAGGTTCAAAGCTGACACGGATATAGATCTTAAGTGGAGATACAGAAGCTCACTCTCATATGCCAAAACATGGGTCTTAACGTCTTTAGAGAATCAAGGCCAACCTGTCAAGGTAAAGGAACTTTATGAGATTCACTTAGAGACCCTTCCTAGTCTGGAAATCAGTCGGATCATGACAGAGCTTAAGAGAGACGGCTTAGTAGATCACGCTCGGTGGGTTTGCCCGAGAGATAGTCGAGCTGGTACGTGGTGTTTAACTCCGGAGTATTTAACTGAGGAGGCAAACTAAAATGAATTTACGTTACGCTGTAGTAAACGAAAAAGGTGGACTTGTGAGTAAACTCTATATCCGTAAAGGTGACGCTATGAGGGAACTGAAGAGATGGAATCAGTTTAGCACAAATCATTATGTAGGAACTTTTGAGCTAATCTTGAAGGAGGCAAGCAAATGAGCAACCCGTTCGATGATTTACTAAACGATATCAATCAGAAAAAGTTAAACGAAATGGTTTTCGCTTTCCAGCAAACGGCTGAAATGATGATGATACTTAAAAATGCTTTCATCGAGGCGGGATTCACCGAAGAACAGTCGATGGAGTTTACTTTAGAGACTTACATGCACAACTTAAGGGAGGCAACAAAATGACTGCTCTAGGATGGACACTCTTAAAATTAATCCCTATAGGTTTCGCTATATTGTTTATCTCAAAAGGGATAGCTAAAAAGATGGACGAGAAAGGGATGTGGAACTGATGTGTTTATGCTATGAGAATGCTATTTGTTGGGAATTAAAAACTAAGGAGGAAGCTAAAATGACAAACAAAAAAGACTTAAAGATTGGATTCAGTTGGGAACCTAAGAAGGAGGTCAAACCTATCGGGAAAGTAATCCGCTTCAAGAGTAACGTTAAAGAGGGTAAATTGCTTACAGGTTACTGTGTAGGCGTTGACGATGTAGGGTATTACGTTGTGTACTATTCTGGAACTAGCATTGGAGATCCTATTAAGGTACTTAAAGAGCGCATCGTAGAAGCTTATGAGGTTGTAAAGCATGAACCTAAAAAGGTAGTAGCTACAAAGCCTTATGAACAGTTAGTTGCCTACTATAGTGATCACCGTAGTAAAACTATATGGGGAGTATTTACTGGAATGGATGGGGATATAGTAAGGGCTCATTGGAATGGTAGCTTCTATTATGATCCAAATGGCTTTATGCCTCTAGATAGAATTATAGCTGTAAAGGATATTATAATCCACGAACCTAAAGAGCAAACCCTCTCAGCCGCTCAAGAGTTATCTGTGCAACAAGAGTCTGCAAACTTTGCACATGTAGCTGTACAGGGAATCATTAATGCTCACGCTGAGAAAAATAACACTAAAGAGGTTAACGTTCAAGTAATGCTTCCAAGATTCTATTCTCATGAGGAATTCAAAGCTTACGGAGAAGAACAGTACATGAGAGGTCGCGAAGATGAGCACCGAGAGAATCCTCAAGGATTAAAAACAGTAGAGGAATATAAGAAATACGGAAGAGATTGCTACCTTCAAGGCCAAGAAGATACTGAGAAGAGAATGATCTCTCAAAACACTTTAGAGTTAGCTAAAGAGAAAGCCTACTCAGAAGGTCTCAACGATGCTAAGCGAGTAGCCTTTACCTTTGATGATTTCGACTTATCTGTCCGCCGTACTTGGAAGAAGCAAGACTTCAAAGATGCTGTCTCAAATGCTGCTTTAGGCTTAACAGGTGAAGCTGGTGAGGTTGCTGATCTGATCAAGAAAGCTATCTATCATGGAAGAGGTTTCCAACCATCCGGATGCGACTTACCTGATAACGGTGAGATTGACCCTGATGATGTGAAAGACGAACTCTCAGATGTACTCTTCTACGTATCAGCAATGGCTCAAGAGTTTGGATTTACCTTAGAAGATGTTGCAAAGCACAATAGAGAGAAGCTTGAAAAGAGATTCCCTGAGGGATTTAGCATTGAAGATTCAGCTCAGAAGAAGGATAAGCATGGGAGAAAGTTTCCTTTTAAAGCTAAAGTAGTAGGCGATAGAGACGGAAATCCTACAGGAATGCGTCACGGTCTTAACTACGGGAGAATAGTAACCGTTACAGGAGAAATCTTCGGAAATTGTTATAAGGCTGATGGGTTTACAATCTTTAAAGATGATCTTAAAGAGGTAACAAATTGAGCATCTACAAGGGAAACATCTCAGAAGATAAAGCTCGAAAGCATGTAGAACTCACTCATAAGGTGTACAGTCAACTAGACAAATTAGCTTATGAGAAGCAACTTGAAGTAACCGTCAAAGGTCTCATTGTTGCTGGATTCTCAGAAGAGAAAGCAAAGGAGATGGTCTACGGTGACAGAGACTAGATCTCCAAGGATTGACAGAATCATGCTCTTGAGTCCTAAACAGAAAGATCTCTTAATAGCTGGATTGCTTGGAGTGTTTGATCACTTTGAGCGATTCTCTTCCTCTAAAGGTGTGGCTCGAGAGATGTTTACCGAGGTTGATAGCTTACTAGATAAATTCTTAAAAGACAAAACTAAGGAGATGAGATGTAATCATGGGAGATAATAACTTAAAAGCTTGGGTAACGTATGAGTACTTACACATTCAAGAGTTTGATAGCGACGGAGGCGAACTTGATAGTATGTCATTCGAGGAGGGAGAACCCGTGGAAGTACTTTGTTGGCTTCCTCCGAGCTATGTATCTTATAAGAATGCTTGGAGACATGGTCTTTTCCTTGTAAGAAATAAGGAAAATCAAGAATACATCTTTGATGGCCAATTTATCAGCTTTATAAATCCAAATACAAGGGAGTTAAACTGATGAGACTTATCTACTCATTAATGCTAGCGGTTAGCTTTGGAGCAACGATCTACTTTATAGACACGCCTAAAGAGCTCATCTTCTCAGTGTTGCTTTCTAACTTGCTAGCTCTGATGGGCATTGGTCTCTATAAGCTGTGTGACGATTCAGGATTATGGGAAAATACAGAGGAGGAAATGTGATATGACAATCAACTGGGGATTACCCTTGGAAGCTAAGTACTTATCTTTTATGTATTGTAACGAATGGGACAGAGGAGACTTTAGAGTCTTCAACTTCGATAAGTCTCCATTAGGATGGTCAATGAATCTATGGAGACTTTCTATCTCATACGACAACTACGGAAATGTAAAGGAGAGAAACTAATATGAAATTCAAATTTGAAGGTTCACGCTTAAAAGTAACAGTTAAGGATAATAAATTCACGAGATTTCTCATAAAGTCTTTCTCTCAGTATGCGCTCCACACTTATATGTCACTTACTGTATTCGCTTCAGCTCTTGCGTACGGTTACCGAGGTGACATTGATAAGGCATTACTGTTTACAGCTATTTCGTTCATCATCTCTTCACTAAGTGTATTGCATAAGGAGGAAAACTCAAATGATTAACGATGAAGGGCAACTCTGCTGCGAAAGATGTAGTGCCCCTATAGGAGATAGCGATCTCTACATGGCGTTCGGATATGATGTATTGTGTCCTTCTTGTTGGAGGTTTATATCTGCAATGGTTGAGATGTTAAATGGTGAGCCTTTAAAGCAAGCGTATTATTTCAAAGGAGGAAAACTGATATGAAAAACACTAAAATACTAACTTTAAAGTATGGTCAAGGTGAGGAAGGTGCCCGTATAGCAAATGATAACTTAAGGGAGTTGATCTCACATGGTTACCGTAGAGATAAATCCCTGGAGACAACTATCGGAGAAATAAAACTTGTTAAGGAGGAAACTCAAATGAACAGAATTAAAGCATTACTTACCCTTATGGAGACGGGAGTCATCTCACCAGCTAAATCTATTAAAGAAATTAATAAGGAGGAAAACTAATATGGCTAAAATGAGAGTAGCGCAACTTAAACCTACTGAGTATACGGTGAGATTTATCAGTCATGAAGGAGAAGTCATTAAAGAAGTAACCGAAAATAGTTTCTTGACATTAAATCAATTAACTGAACAGGTTGCACTTATTTTAGAGGAAAATCATGACTTAAGAGTTCAAACTGGAAAGGTGGATTTCTTAAAATGATAACTAAAATCACCGAGTATAACGTTTCACCGATCAATCCTAGGGGAAACAAACCCGTAAAGGTAAAAATGTTCACCAAAACGGTATGTCCAACTTGTAAGATTGCTAAACAGCAATTATCTTTCTTGCCTGTAGATGTAGACATTACCGAGATAAATATCGAAGAAGATGGGACTGTAGTTGATATTTACGGAGAGGAACACACTCCAGAGCAATACTTAACAGAAGTACTTGATAGCATGTCGACTCCGACTTTCGAGTTTGAATCTGGACGGGTCGTAAGAGGTTACAACGAAGGAGAAATCAGAGAGGAGTTGGGCCTATGATGGCATTAAACTTAAAGTTCCATACTGTGAGTGGTGAACCTGTAGTAGTTAAAAACATTTCAGGTTATAAAAGCTTTATGGATTTCATGAACACGAATAGTCACTTTAAATGGGTAATATTTAATGATGTAGCTTTACCGATGGATAATGTTGTCAAAGTGGAGGAACTAAAGCTATGAGAAATAATTACGATAAAGAGACGTTACTGTTATGTGTTGCCGAGCTTCATCACTCTGGGATTATCTCAGGAGATGAAGCTTCAAAATTTACAGTAGAAGTATTGAAGAGTAGCTACAAAGATTCTTTCGAGGAGGCAAATTCATGAACAAAAGAGAGTACTTCAGAGATAGAAAGAAACTCATTAAAGCTTACGAAAAAGGTGAGATGGCCTACGGGGGGTTTATCGTAAGCATGGCTGCTCTAGCTCAAGAGTTTAAACCTCAATGGGGCAAGGAAATCAGCTCTACAGGGAAGATGCTTGGGAGTAAGCTTATGAGTAGAGCTAAGGAGGGAAACTAATATGAAACCTTGGCAAGCAATCTTATTGTCTCCTATTGTAGGTAGTTTAGCTGCATTGATATTCCTTTTACTAATAAAGTATTTCCTTCATGTTATAGGAGTTGTAGTAATCTGCTTCGTAGGTATTTGCATACTAGCCCCGTTTGTGAAATCTGAGGAGGGACAGTAATGTCTCTCTTTGAAGATATGAAACTTGCAAGAACGATAGAGCAACTTAAATGGAGTATCAGCCGTTTAGAGTATGAAGAAGAGGAACTTCTTAAGAGGTTAGAGCTAAATAGGAAACATCTAAGGAAGAAACGTAAAGATTTAGCTAAAAAGATAAATAAATACATGGAGGGAAATTAATATGCATTTCAAAAAAGATGTAGCCAAAATTGTTTTAAACTTCATAGACGGTAATTCTAAGGAGGTTACCACGAGTCAGTTCAAGATAAATCCTGATGCTCTGGCTAATAGATTAATGAATGAAATTGAAGAAGAGCGAGTAATGTACTTTGAAGATATCAAGGTCAACTTAGAAGATGTTGTCTCTTTCGATATAGTCAATTATGATGAATTACTTGAAAGGCATCTAGAGAGATTAGAGCTGTTGGAGGGTAAATGATGAAGATATGGCGTCTTTGGAAAGCTTATAAGGAGTATCATTACCATAAAGAGATGAGAGATTATAAGTACAATTTATACATTCAGGGTATAAAATGGATGTCTATAGATTTCATAGAATCCACTCGTAAAGATATAGCTTATCATAATGCTAAAATGTCAGAAGCATTTGGAGAGTGGTTAAGATGATGTCTAAACAGGAATTAGCCTACTTGAGAGAGTTGTATGCTTCTATAGGAACAAGTACTTACAGGTGGAGCGAATATGATACACTTTGTAGGCAACATGCTTATTATTCAGGAGTATCAACTCAAGAGATAAAAGATTTAGTAGAAGGAGCCTAAACAGGGCTCTTTTTCTATATAGACATGCTCTTGTGTGCATTCTTCTTATATATTACAATTCTAGTATGAAAGTCTTTCCAGTTTGACTCATTAAAGGGAAAGAATACATAGAAAGCTAGAAGAATAAATCTAATAAGATAAAATAAACTAGGAGTGATCATGTGAGCGTAAATCTAGGCAAGGATGGTAATGAGCAACCTGAGAGTTTCTTCAAGAGGCATAAAGCTTTAATCAATTTAGGAATAATCTTACTTATAGTCTTTTCAGCTTTTAAAGGATGTACGGCTTTAATGGACCATAACCGTGAAAAGTCTGAAGCTCGTCAAATCGAGAAACAAAAAGAGAAAGCCGAAAGAGACGCTAAGAAGGAAGCCGAGAAAGAAGAGAAACGGAAAGCTAAAGAGGAAAAGGATCGTCAAACTATGGAAAACCTTAAAGAGCGTCAAGCTTCTAACGATAGAGCTAAATCTATGGATAAAGACTTAAATGCTGCCTCTCAAGGATCTACCGTGAAAGCTTTAACTCAAGAGGATTGTGACACTGTAGACGCTGAAAACAAGATGATGACTAAAGCGATCAATGAAGGTAATAACAATAGAAAGAACTCAGAAGAATATTTAAAGCTCCAGAAGAAAGTATCTATCTGTCAGAAGCAAGGCATGATGGAGTAAATGCTTTTAAAGTAATTGCCTTTAAGATTATAACTTAATAGCTTAACTACAGAGAGTCAGGCTCAGAAGCTTGTCTCTTTTTGTTTTACTCTTAAAAGAATCATCATTAAAGTATATACATTATTTCCCAGTGATATCCCTACTTTAAAGCTCAATCTCTGGAGATGTAGAATCTACGGTGTCATTTGTCACAGGAGTATCAGAAGCTTAGGAGAGAGAAGGCTAGGCTGATTCTATGTACTTCTCTCTGAAGCCCTGAAGCTACGGTATTTATCTCAGAAGCACAGCCTAGGAATAGGAGGCCTAGTACGGTTAATCTTTTGTAGATTAGAATGCTACATCTCTAAAGTAATACCCTAAAAGTGTGGAACTAAAGCCTAGTAGAATATGCTAAATTGAGAGGCTAAATCTGAGGGCTAAATCCTAGTAGATAAGCTTAGATGCCAAGCCTAGAGGCTAATCCTGGAAGATGTAGAAAGCTGAGAGGTTGGCTCTTAGCTCTTGAGATTAACCTCTGTAGAGACTACCAGTGAGTGAGACATATAAGTATCTATACATAAGAGAGTGAGAGCTACTGTGCATACAATATACACGGTGATGCATAAGAGAGTCGCTCATGAGCCCACATCTTTGATGATCGACCCGACAATAGCGTTTATGCATTCGCTTATGAGATTGAGAAACGAAGAAGAAGTCAACGGAGCCTTGACACAAAAGGATTTATCTTTAATGACTTCCTATAACCTTTATTATGTTAATTGAATGTGCGACTCATCACAAACTTTTTCAACAAGGGCTCGAGAGGGTGGGGGCACCTTTAAAATTCGGACCTTGGGTGGTGGGGAACCAACTTATAAGTATTTTCCTTTACACCCGAAGGCGATTCTTCCCAGAAATTTTCCTCAAAACAACTTGCGGCTCTGAAGACCCTCCCTTTGAAGTTTCCCCACTCTGAAGCCTCTTACCTTAACCGTAATCCTACTCTATTTAGATTAAAACTCTGAAGATCTATTCCTCTGAAGCTGTCGGCTTCTTTGACATTTCTTAACATGAGACTAAACAGAAAAACTTTGAAGATAAAATGTGGAGATTCCTTAAATCAAATGTATATAGACGTGTAAGGCAAAACACTGAGGAGGAATTTTCACTATGGTAAGACATTTAAGATTACGACAAGTATTAATCTCTCAAGGGTACACTAGAAAGGAGCTACGTAAGGCTGTAGCTTTCGAGCACAAGAACTGGAAAGAAGACGGTGAGAGCTTGCCAACTATTGAGCAGGTTCGTAAGATGCATGAAACTTTAGGGACGTGGGACAAGTTCACCTATTGGTTTACTTGGGAGGATTCCTTAGGGAGAATGAACAACGAAGTTAACATTGACGGGAGCTTAATCATTTACCCGAAAGCTAACTACAAGCACCGTCTTCTAATGCACCGTAGATGGAAAGAGCATGAGAGACGCACCCTCGAGTTATTTATAAGGGAGGGATGCTAATATGAGCAGCATTACACCAGAAGCAGCAGGGAAGGCCATCCGTAAGCACTTCAAAGAAGCCAAAACTTTCAAGGAGAATAACTCTTTAGGCCTCTCAAGAAATAAATTTGAAAAGTGGAGCACCCTTGGAGATTTCTCAAGCTATTTAGTCTCATCTAGCGGAAGAATCTGGAGTAAGCGATCTAAGAAGTATTTAAAAGCTACGCAGCATCCTTACACAGGTTACATGAAGATTAAGCTCAAGAGAGACTCTGATGGACATGCTGTAACGTTGTATCTTCATAGGTTAATAGCTTCAGTGTTTCTCCCTAACTTAGAGAGTAAACCTGAAGTAAATCACCGAGACGGCAACAAGAAGAATAACTCAGTATGGAATCTCGAATGGGTGACTAAAGAGGAAAACCAACGACATGCTCAGATTCACGGCTTGGGAAATGTGAAGCTTAAACCTATCGAGGTTGAGAATATTTTCTATTTAGCTTGGGCTTCAGATATGACTCAAGAGGAGATAGGAAACTTGTATGGTGTCCGCAGAAGCATTGTCAGCGATATTAAAAATCGCAAATCTTGGGAGTTTGTCACCGACTTTAAAGTTCAACATGAAATGGGGCTGTTTGAATGATTGTGGAAACTGTAGGGACTCTGGATTGCAAGACCTTTGCGGAGGTGTTTCTAAGTATAATCCGAGAAAACGCAATAAAAGATAAGGAAGAAGAGGCTGAAGCTCCTAAGGAGTGACGGCTTCTTTTTTGGTCTCTTTTAAAAACTTAGTAGCCATGCAATGTCTCTTGAGAGTGTACCATCTTCATTGTTAATCGTTGGCGGTGGTGTAATAGGATGTGAGTTTGCAAGTATTTATAGTAGACTCGGCACAAAAGTATCGATAGTTGAGATGGCACCGCAATTACTACCTGGTGAAGATGAAGATATCGCGAATATTTTAAGAGAGAAATTAGAAAAAGATGGTGTGGAAATTTTTACGGGAGCAGTTTTAAAAGGATTAAATAACTATAAGAAGCAAGCTTCATTTGAATACGAGGGAATTACTCACGAAGTAACTCCAGAATTTGTTCTTGTTTCTGTAGGAAGAAAACCACGAGTACAACAATTAGGATTAGAAAAGGCAGGAGTTCAGTTTTCAAATAAAGGGATTGCTGTGAATGAACATATGCAAACGAACGTATCACATATTTACGCAGTTGGTGATGTGATCGGTGGAATTCAGCTTGCTCACGTTGCCTTCCATGAAGGAACGACAGCAGCATTACACGCAAGCGGAGAAGACGTGAAAGTAAATTATCACGCTGTTCCCCGTTGTATATACACAGCTCCAGAAATAGCTAGTGTCGGGTTAAGTGAAAAAGGTGCAAGAGAACAATATGGTGATATTCTCATTGGAGAATTCCATTTTACAGCGAACGGAAAAGCTCTTATTTTAGGAGAACAAACGGGTAAAGTAAAAGTCATTGTGGAACCTAAATACCAAGAAATTGTAGGGATTTCTATTATCGGTCCTCATGCAACTGAACTTATTGGTCAAGGGACCGTAATGATTCATACAGAAGTTACCGCTGATATAATGAGAGATTATATTGCAGCGCATCCAACCTTATCTGAAGCGATTCATGAAGCATTATTGCAAGCTGTAGGACAGGCTGTACATGCTTAAATCGAATTATAATAAACCACTATTCTCTAAATGAATGAGAGAATAGTGGTTTGAATTTTTATAGAAGAAATTAAATCCTCTATTACTTTTTAATGTCAATAGCTGAAGTTTTATCGTTCCATTCAGGAGCTAAATTAGCAGTTTTACCGTACCAATCAGCGTGTTTAAATAAAACGCCTTTTCCATATCCTTGTGTTGAAGTGTGTTCCCAAAGTGTTGTTGAATAACTTGCAGAAGGCGACGCTGTACTTACAGAAGAAATTCTGTCATTCCAGCTAGATGGTAAGTTTTTAAAGCCACTGCTCCAGTAAATATATTGGCCACCTTTATCTTTATGTTCATAAAAATCAGTACTACCAGCACCACTACCTAAAGGATTAATATTATTTTTAATTGCTTTTTTATCCTTTGCAATATACGCATCCAATGTTTCGCGGCTAGTAAAACCATAAGCTAGCCAATCTCCATTTTCATTTTGCTTAGGTAATACCATAGTAATTTGGATATCTTTCTTATCCTGATCACTTAATTTTGCAAATGAATTAACACTTTGTTCATCCACTTTTAAATAATCAAATGACTTAATTGTGTTACTTTTTTCCTCAGCGCTTACTGCACCTAGTCCTCCAGTTAATGCAAAACCCGCTACTAATGTCCCTGCTACTAATTTCTTCAACAT